CGTAGATCTTGTGAGAAGACGTCTAATAAACTTTCTCCGGACCGGCGTGCTTGAGTGTGACTATGTGCGTTATTTCGTGAAAGGTGAAGCACACAAGTGGGCAAAAGTTCAGGAAGGACGATTTCGTTTGATTGCAAGCCTGTCAGTAGTCGACCTGCTAATTGATTCTCTCGTGTTCGACGGTGCCCTAGCGGCCGAGGTTCGCGCCTCTGCGCTGCCGGAGTACCCAGTCAAGAACGGGATGACTTTTCTTTATGGCGGTCTCTCACGACTCTTCAACGGACTGGGGTGGAAACCAGACACGCAAGTGCGCTGGGCTGACATCACAGCGTGGGACTGGCATCTCAAGGGCTGGCAATTCGAGGCGTTGTACCGTATCTACCGGAACACTTGCGACAACTGGCGCGAGGACTCTTTCTTCGCTGCTGTGATGCGTCAACGTATCATACACGTGGCAACTGCCACAGCAATACTGTCGGACGGCACAGTCTACCAGCAGCTAACTCCAGGGGTGATGAAGTCTGGGTGGAAGATCACGCTGAGTGGGAACTCACGGATGCGACTGCTTGACCAGATTCGCCTATCTTATCAGGAACGTGGTACTTACGGACCTGAGAACTGGATGATCGGCATTGGTGACGACACATTGTGCAGAACGACGGGCATCTCTGAACAAGCGGAAGCCGAATTTGCCGCGGACAATGGGTTCAAGCTAAAACACGCTGCGTCTGGACCGCTGGGTGAAACCGGCGAACATCGACCTGAGTGGTGCAGTAAGAACTGGTCCTGTGACAATACCGGCGAATGGAAGTGGTGGTCGGTTAACTACACGAAGACGGTCTGGGGCCTACGCTGGCTCGAGAAGCAGTCTGACATGAAACTGGCCGCCGAGAAACTTTTCGGTGCGTGCATCGAATACCTCAATCATCCTGCCGGCTATTTCGAGGTGTTCCACCGTGAGCTACTTCAGCTCAAGTCGCCCCTATCGCGTTCGCGCGAATTCTTTGAGCACATCCACTCCGGACACGAAAGTGCCGCAAAGAATATGACTAGAGGGGGGGAGACTCCAGGAGGCGCGGTTCACTACCGTGCCCCTGACGGATGCCAGTTGCAATTCGTGCCCGAAGCCAACAATGTACCGCCCGTACCGCTGTCGCTAAGCGGGGACGTGGCAAGCAATCCTGGGCCCATTATTCGTGGCAACGATTGGAGTTGGGACAAGTCTCTCGGCTCGAAGTTGCTCGACGGAGCTGTGTCGCTTATACACGCGCTCCCACCAAATGGCCCTGTCCCTGGAGCTGGTCGGAATCCTTTCGACACTTACACCGAGATCCGCGCGAATCGCTTCAAGCATTCCGCGCTGGAGCATGCGAGAATCGAGCGCCCTTACAGGCAAGGAGCTCGCGTCGCGGTGAAAGGACTGGCACCAGAAGTCAAGACTGCGAACAAGCAAGCAGTGGAGGAGAATCCCGGACCCAAGGGAAAGAAGCAGCCCAAGGGGAAAGGAAAAGCAGCGAAGGCCAGGAACGTCGTTAGGCGTGTGGCTCAGAAGCTCGGTGTCAAAGCCAAGCCCATGCTGCAGAACATCAAGCGCGG